CGTGATCAATTATACAAAAAAGGCATCAACCCAGTAGTTACATTTCCAGGACAAGGTACTGTATTGTTTGGCGATAAGACTATGTTGGCTAAACCAAGTGCCTTTGATAGAATTAATGTTCGTAGATTGTTTATTGTGCTAGAAAAAGCTATTTCAACGGCATCAAAATTCACGCTATTTGAATTTAATGATGATTTTACTCGCTCACAGTTCCGTAATATGGTTGAACCATTCTTACGTGATGTTCAAGGAAGACGTGGTATAACTGACTTCCGTGTAGTTTGTGACAACACCAATAATACAGGTGAAGTTATTGACCGCAATGAATTCATTGGCGACATTTACATTAAACCTGCTCGTTCAATTAACTTTATTCAATTGAACTTTATTGCGGTGCGAACTGGTGAGTTCTCTGAAGTTGTCGGCAAATTTGGTTAATAAATACCAATAAAATAAAGGAGAACCATAATGGCTTTTAACATTAACGAATTTGCTGGAGCATTAAAGCAAGGTGGGGCAAGGAATTCTTTATTCCAAGTCCAAATCACCAATCCAATTAATGGCGCAGCAGATCCACTAGTCCCATTCATGTGTAAGGCGGCAACTATACCGTCATCTACATTAGGCGTAATTGATATGCCGTATTTCGGTCGCCAAGTTAAACTTGCCGGAAACCGTACATATGAACCATGGACGCCAACCATCATTAATGATGAAGATTTCGCTATCCGTAATTCTATGGAACAGTGGTCGAATGCAATTAATTCGGCTCAAGGCAATTTAAATAATGCTGGCGGAACGGCTCCAAATCTATATAAGAGTAATGCTCAAGTTACTCAATTTGGGAAAACTGGAGAAATTTTGAGAGTATATAACATGGTTGGTATTTTCCCGACCTCAGTGTCTACTATTGATCTTGCATGGGAAACCGATGGTATTGAAGAATTTACTGTCGAATTTCAACTAGATTATTGGGAAGTGATTGGCGGGAACACTGGTAATGCTGGTGGCATTTAAGTGAAAATGTGATTCGATGGGGAACTATAAATAAGGTAGTTCCCCATCACTTTAATATAGGAAAAAATATCATGGAAATGTTCGGATTTCAAATATGGCGAAAGAAACTTGATGAATTGCCTGATTCGGTAGGAAGTTTTGCACCTCCCGAAAATACTGATGCGGCAACTGATGTTGTAGATGGCGGATTTTACGGCACATCAATCGATCAAGACGGATCCATAAAGGACGAGCAATTACTTATATCTAGATACCGCAGCATATCAAGGCAACCTGAATGCGAACGTGCAGTTGACGATATAATAAATGAGTCTATAGTCGCCGATAAATTCAGCGCACCTATTTCTATAGTAGTTAACAATGTAGAGATGCCGGAAAAGATTCGCGGATTAATACGTTTAGAGTTTGAATATATCTTAGATTTATTGAGATTTGATACTAAGGGATATGATATATTTCGGAATTGGTATGTCGATGGACGATTATTCTATCATATAATGATAGATAGCGATAACCCACGTGCCGGAATAAAAGAATTACGATATATTGATCCTAGGAAGATTAAAAAGGTTCGGGTTGAAAAGAAATCGAACCAATCTCCTAAAAGTCAAAGTAGTGGTTCTATGTTTATTCCTAAAGAATATCAAGAATACTACATATATGCCGAAAATGGCGTAGCTGTAGGAAATCAGGGGTTAAAAGTTTCCCCCGACTCTATATGTCATGTGCATTCTGGAATGAATGATGAAAATAATACTGCAGTATTGTCTTATTTACATAAAGCAATTAAACCTCTAAATCAATTACGAATGCTTGAAGATGCTACAGTAATTTATAGGTTAGCTAGAGCACCAGAACGTCGAATTTTTTATATTGATGTTGGAAATTTACCTAAAGCAAAAGCCGAGCAATATCTTCGTGATATGATGGCAAAGCACAAGAATAAATTAGTTTACGATGCATCTACTGGCGATGTTCGTGATGATCGTAAATATATGACTATGTTGGAAGATTTTTGGCTGCCACGTCGAGAGGGGGGCAGATCAACTGAAATAACAACGTTGCCTGGAGGTCAAAATCTAGGTGAACTTGATGATGTTGAATATTTCCGAAAGAAACTTTATGAAGCATTGAATGTTCCTATAGGTAGATTAGAATCGGACAACGCATTTAATGTCGGTCGTGCTTCAGAAATTACACGTGACGAAATTAAATTTGCTAGATTTATTACTCGTTTGCGTAATAAGTTTTCTGAATTATTTAATGTGTTACTTGAACGCCAATTATTGCTTAAAGGGGTTGTAACTAAAGCTGAATGGAAATCTATTAGATCTAAAATTTATTTTGATTTTTTGGAAGATAATCATTTCGCCGAATTAAAGCAAGCTGAAATTCTACAAAATAGATTAGGTATTCTTCAGGATATCGAACAATTTTCTAGTGATTATTATTCTAAAGAATGGATCAGGAAAAATGTGTTAATGCTGTCTGAAGATGAAATATCAGAAATTGCTGATCAAATTGAAATAGAAAAGGATTCTGGCGATGACGAATTTGGCGATGAAGAAGACTAATTAAATAAAAGGGAACAATTATGGCATCAGTATTTAGAACATATTTAGAAAAATTGGGCAACTCAATTGCTTCAGATTTTGTAGGAAATAAAGGCGATTTGTTTTTTGATCCAGATCAAGCTAATCCAGTATTAAAAATGTCAAACGGCTCAACGGCAGGTGGAATTTCTGTAAATGGTGAGATGGGCGGCACAATGACTAGTCATATCATTCCAGATACTAATGATACATACGATATTGGTTCTGCCGAATTTAAAATACGAGATGCGTATATATCAGATACCACAATTTATATGGGCGATGAAGCGACCATTAAATCAGAAGGAACAGCAATAGTTGTACAGGATTTAAAAACTGGAGATCTTCATTTAGATAATACGCACCGTGATGGAAATAGTGTCGACGGAACTTCCGGTTCTTGGACATTTGAAGAAGGTGAAAATGAATTGTTTTTATTAAACAACATTAGCGGTAAAACGTATAAGATCAATTTGACAGAAATTTAAATGGATATTAGGGGTTAATATGGAAACAAAAGACGCAGTACAAATGGCATATGACGGTAATGTTTCTGGGTTTAAGGAAGCTATCAATTCAATTCTTTTGAATAAGATATCAAATTCTATAAATTCAGTGAAAAAAACAGAAATTGCTAACAAATTTATGTCAAATTCAGATTCAGAACAAGACGGTATATAACAATGAAACTCATTACAGAAATCAATGAAGATGTTAATGTTTTGACTGAGGCACGGGATGATGGAAAGAAAAACTATTTCATCGAAGGCATTTTTATGCAGGGCAACATTAAAAACCGTAATGGTCGTGTTTACCCAACTGAGGTTCTAGATAAAGAAGTTCAACGGTATAGTGAAAATTATATTGAAAAGAATCGTGCATATGGCGAATTAGGTCATCCGCAAGGTCCCACTATCAATTTAGAACGTGTTTCTCACATGATTACAAAATTGGAGCGTGATGGCGATAATTATATTGGTCGGGCAAAAATCATGACTGAAACGCCATATGGGAAAATAGTAAAATCGTTAATGGATGAAGGAGCATCTTTAGGGGTGTCTTCAAGAGGAATGGGATCGTTAAAACAAAATTCTAAAGGCGTAACGGAAGTTCAGGGAGACTTTTATCTCGCAACTGCAGGGGATATTGTCGCCGATCCTTCTGCGCCCAATGCATTCGTTGAGGGCATCATGGAGGGGGCAGAATGGGTATTCAACCCAACATTGAATGAGTGGCAAGTTGTTGAAGCGGATAAAATGAAAACTTCTATGCAACGAATGAGTGGCGCAGAAATTGAGAATAAAAAGTTTGATTTATTTGAAATTTTCTTAAAATCTTTGACGCTAAAGTAAAAGTTACGATTATATAAATAACTTAAAATTAAAATAACTTCATATAGAAAGGAGAAATCCAAAATGTCTGATAAAGAACTAAAGGATATCGAAGAAGAAATCGTTTCTTCCGTCGAAGAACCTGAACTTCCGTTAACAGAAAGCGAAAGTCCAAAATTGAATAAAGTTTCGGCTATTCAAAACATTTCCGAAGCTGTTTCGGAAATAAGTCAAGAACAACTTGAATTAGTTATGCCTAAAATTATGGAAGCATTAACTGAACAAGAAGAAATTAAAGAAGTGGCTGAAACTATTTCACCTAAAGAACTTCCTAAAGTTTCAGCTGAAGATGTTGATGTGACGGAAGACGTTGCAGCTATGTTTAAAGGCGAAAGTCTTACAGAAGAATTCACATCTAAAGCAACTACGATTTTTGAAGCTGCAGTAGTTTCTAAAGTCAATGAGATGCTAGAATCAGTTACAGTAGATTTAGAAGCAGAAGTTGAAGCTGGAAAAGAATCTATGATGGCAGAAATGTCAGATAAATTAGATAATTATCTAGAATATGTAACTGAAGAGTGGATGAAAGAAAATGAACTAGCTGTTGAACAGGGAATTGCTTCAGAAATTCAAGAAAATTTCATGAAAGGTTTACGTGACCTTTTCGCTGAAAATTATATTGAAGTCCCTGAAGATAAAGTTGATATCGTTAACGAACTCGTTGATAAAGTTGAAGAACTCACATCTGATGTTAATGAAGAGTTAGAAAAGAATATCGATCTTAAGAAAGAGCTTGACGAAGCGAAAGTTGCAATTATTATTAGCACTGTTTCCGAGGGTCTAACTGAATCTCAAGCAATTAAGTTGGCTTCATTATCAGAAGGCATAGATTTCACTAATGAGGAATCTTTCACTAAAAAACTTGAGACCATCAAAGAAAATTATTTTGTAGAAGAAAAACCTCTTGCAGAAGATACTGACTTTGATAACGAACCTCTTGAGATCAAAGAGGATGATGCACCGCAGATTGATCCTGGAATGGCAACTTATATCAGTGCTATCTCTAATAGTATCAAAAAGTAAATTTTATAAATAAAAAACATTAGGAAAATAAAACCGTAAAGGAGACCTAAAAAATGTCAAATACTGATAGTCTTGTTAATAAGTGGCAACCTGTGCTTGAGCATCCCGATCTAGAAAAGATTACTGATGCACACAAGCGTTCAACTGTCGCTCAATTATTAGAAAACCAAGAACTCGATGCCCGCTCAAATGGTGCAGGTTCAGGTGGTTATAATGCCCCAACTTTATTAGGTGAAGCTGCACCCACTAATGCAACAGGTGCTGGGGTCGATACTTTTGATCCAGTTCTTATTTCATTAGTTCGTCGCTCTATGCCTAACTTGATCGCTTACGATATTTGTGGCGTTCAACCTATGACTGGTCCTACTGGTCTTATCTTCGCAATGCGTTCACGTTATGGATCTCAGTCTGGTACTGAAGCACTATTCAATGAAGCTGATGCTTCTTGGTCAGGTTCCGCTTCTGGTAACACTGCGTCAGTAACTGCTCAAACAGGAACTGATCCTTCTGATCGTACTTCTTCTGGTACTCAAGGCTATTCTGCTCCAGGTGGTATGGCTACTGCTTCAGCTGAAGCATTAGGCGATGGAACTCAAAATGCGTTCCAAGAAATGGCGTTCTCAATTGAGAAACTTTCTGTAACAGCTGTTTCTCGTGCATTGAAAGCTGAATATACTATGGAATTGGCTCAAGATCTTAAAGCTATCCATGGTTTAGATGCTGAGACTGAATTGTCTAACATTCTTTCTGCAGAAATTCTTGCTGAGATTAACCGTGAAGTAGTTCGTACTATTAACTTTAGTGCTGCTCCTGGTGCTCAAACAAACGTAACAACTGCCGGAACTTTTGATTTAGATACTGATTCTAATGGTCGTTGGTCTGTTGAGAAATTCAAAGGCTTGATGTTCCAAATTGAACGTGATGCAAACGAAATTGCTAAACAAACTCGTAGAGGTAAAGGTAACATCTTAATTACTTCTTCTGATGTTGCTTCTGCATTGCAAATGTGTGGTGTTCTTGATTACACTCCTGCTTTATCTAACAACCTACAAGTTGATGATGCTGGTAACACTTTTGCTGGTGTATTAAATGGTCGCATTAAAGTTTACATCGATCCATATTTCAGTGATGCAGCTAACCAATATTATACAATTGGGTATAAAGGTTCATCTGCGTTTGATGCTGGATTGTTTTATTGCCCATACGTTCCGTTACAAATGGTTCGTGCAGTTGGTGAGAATACTTTCCAACCTAAAATTGGCTTTAAAACACGTTATGGTATTGCAGCGAACCCATTCGCTACAACTACAGCTGATGGCAGCGTAGGTGTTGGTTTGAATGGTGCACTTGCTAACCAATACTACCGTTTAGTTAAAGTTTCAAACTTGATGTAGCATTAAAGAAAAAGAATGGGGATAACCCATCGTTTTAAGGGGCACTTCGGTGCCCTTTTTTTTGACCTAAATATATGATAATATGGGGGCACACCACATGGCAAGAACAACTGAACCAGATAATAAGAATTTTCTATCACCTATTGGGTTTCAATTCTCAATACAGAAACTTCCCCACGTTAATTATTTTTGTACGTCAGCGTCAATCCCTGATATGAATATGAGCGTAATTGAAGATTTAAATTCTCCATTTAGCGTTATGCCTGAACCTGGAGATAAAATATCTTTCGGCGATTTATCATTAAACTTTCGCATTGATGAAGATATGAAGAACTATCGTGAAATATATGATTGGATTTCTAGTATAGGATATCCGGATACGTTTGATCAGCGTGTGGGGTTGAGACGAGCAAATTTTACTAATGGGGAAACAATGTTTTCTGATGGATCTTTACTTATCATGACGAATCAATATAAACCTAATGTTGAAGTGAAATTCATTGATTTATTTCCTATTTCGTTATCGGCTCTTGAATTCAACATTGATCAAACGGATGTAGAATACTTGCAAGGGGAAGTTTCGTTTAAATATAGAAAATATGAGTTACTTAATATAGTATAGGATAGTATAATATAAGTTTGGGTATAGTATACATGAGGGTGATTAATTATGAATATAGACGAAATCGTAGCTTATTGGGATAAAGACTCTAAGATTGACGAAACTGAGTTGGGCAGTGAAGCGGCAAAAATTCCAAGAATCCATAATAAATATCTAAAAATTTTTATGGGGGAGCGAGTTATTCTATTTAATATGAGGAGCGATAGAAATAAACTCCGAAGAAGTCTTCTTGAGTATTATCTAGGGGAACTTGATAAGGATGAATTGGTTGAATTAGGTAGAGATCAATTCTATAAAAAATTATTAAAATCTGAAGTAGAAAACTATATTGAGTCTGATGATCTTTATATTGATACAAACTTGCAAGTTGCTATGCAGCAAGAAAAAGTTGATTATTTAGATGCTATAATAAGGAGTTTAAATAATAGGAATTTTCAAATAAAATCTGCATTAGATTGGCTACGTTTCACTCAAGGTAATATGATATCATAATGGAAAGTATTGACATATACAAAAAGAATGAAGTATATTTAAAAGTTGATTGCGATAGAGGGGCATTAATGGAACTATCGCAATATTTTGAATTTGATGTTCCAGGTGCAAAGTTTATGCCTGCATATAAGAATAGAATGTGGGACGGAAAGATTAGATTATTTAATATGAATACTCATCAAATCTATGCAGGTTTGATTGAACATATTAAGTTGTTTGCTAAAGAACGTGAATATCATGTAAATATTCATGATGGAATACTTAATACCGAAGATATATCTATTAATGTTTTAGAGAAATTCTTAAAAGAAAAAGATTATACTCCACGAGAATATCAAACCAGAGCAGTTGCTCACGCTATTCGCAACCACCGTGCTTTAATTCTATCCCCAACAGCTAGTGGTAAATCTTTTATTATTTACTCGTTATTAAAATATTATCTTGATAGAAAGTTAATAAGACGAGCATTAGTCGTTGTTCCTACCACTTCGTTGGTGCAACAAATGAATACTGACTTCCAATCATATTCATCAGAGCCGCAGTTCTATTATACCTTACTTGTATTAGCAGGTAAAGCTAAATTTCACCCTGAAGCTAAAATAGTTATATCTACATGGCAATCAATATATAAAATGCCTACAACATATTTTGATAATTTCGATATGATAGTTGGAGATGAAGCCCATTTATTTAAGGCAAATTCATTAACTAAAATAATGGAAAAGTTGCCTAACTGTAAATATAGATTTGGGTTCACTGGAACTTTAGATGACACTCAAACTAATAAACTTGTTCTTGAAGGACTATTTGGTCCAGTAATGAGAGTGATTCAAACTAAAGAATTGATCGATTCGGGGCATTTATCTAATTTTAGAATAAAGGCATTAGTTTTAAAATATCCCCCAGAAGTTTGTAGACAAGCAGTTAAGTTGAGTTATCAAGATGAAATGGATTATATTGTAAGTAATAAGGCTAGAAATAATTTTATAAAAAACTTGACTTTAACACGGAAAGGTAATACACTATTACTTTACCAAATGGTAGAGAAACATGGAAGTATTTTATACAATATGATTAAGGAGGAGGTAGATGAAAATAGGCAAGTATTTTTTATCCATGGCGGAGTTGATGCTGACCAACGAGAAGAAGTTAGAAGAATTACTGAAGGAGAGCGGAGTGCTATCATCGTCGCATCGTATGGGACGTTCAGTACTGGGGTCAATATACGCAATCTTCATAACGTTATCTTTGGGAGTCCTTCTAAGTCTAGGATACGCAACTTACAAAGTATCGGACGTGGTTTACGCAAAGGTGACAACAAGTCAACCGCAACGCTCTACGACATAGCTGACGATCTTAGCTATAAGTCTAAAAGTAATTATACGTTAAAACATTTTGCGATAAGAATTAAGATGTATAATGAAGAAGAATTTGATTATAAAATATACACTATCAATTTAGGGAAATAATTTGACAATACAAATACTCAAATTAACAAGTAGTGAAACGGTTATGGCTGAAGTGGTTGAAGTGGTCGATAGAATATTCACGATTCTAAACCCACTAGAAATCAGATTAGAATCGCATTCTCCAACTATGGAAAAAATGAGCATGATTGCTTATCAGTGGATGCCTATGACTGAAGAGAATAATATTATGTATATTCGCGAATCCCATATAATCGCTATGTCGGACGCAACAAAGTATATGGCAGAGTATTATGCGGAAACGATAGATAGAATATTATCTCCAGATAGAACCTTGAGAGGGAAAGAAGAATTAATTGACGAATTAATGGATGAATTTATAGAATCAAATAATGAAATAATATATCATTGAGGGAAAAATTAAATGGCTAAGAAAACTACACATTATGTCAATAATAAAGACTTTTTAGCAGCAATGATCGAATATAAAGGGAACGTGTCTGAAGCGACAAATAGCGGAAATGCCCGACCCCAAATTCCATCATATGTGGCTGAATGTATCATGAAGATTGCAAATAACTTATCATACAGACCAAACTTTGCTAATTATAGTTTTCGTGATGAAATGGTGGGAGATGGTATAGAAAATTGTCTCCAATATATTGATAATTTTAATCCTGAAAAATCAACCAACCCTTTTGCATATTTCACCCAAATCATATATTATGCATTTTTGCGCAGAATACAAAAAGAAAAGAAATATCTATACACAAAATATAAGGCAACTGAAAACGCAAATATTTCAGGGGCGACTTCTGATCGGCAAACCCATGATAAGTCGGTAAATTATGGGGACGATATAAAGCAAAGTTCCGGATCGCAAGAATATATGACTGAGTTTATTGAAAATTATGAAACTGCCGAACGGAATAAGAAGAACCGTAAAACTGTACATAATTCATAAATTATGAAAATAGCCTTAATTACTGACACGCACTTTGGTGCTAGAAACGATAACACCGATTTTTTAACTTATTTTGAGAGGTTTTATGATGAAATTTTCTTCCCTACACTCATATCAGAAAGGATTGATACTATTATCCATTTGGGGGATATTGTCGATCGTAGGAAATATATATCTTATGTAACACTTAAACGAATGAAGGAGATGTTCGTAAGTAAATGCGACGAACTTAATATATCAATTCACGTATTAATTGGCAATCACGACGTTCCATATAAAAATACTAATGAAGTCAATAGTATGAAAGAATTATTTGACGGAACTCACGTGAAATATTATTCAAAGCCAGCTACAATTGAGTTTGATGGTCAACCTATTCTACTCATGCCTTGGATTAATGCTCAAAACTATGATGAATCTATAACTGCTATGGATCAAACTTCGGCTCAGGTTATGATGTCGCACTTAGAGGTATCTGGCGCATTGATGGATAGAGGAAATAAAAATGAGCATGGGATGGACGTCAAATTATTTAATAAATTTGAAACAGTATATTCTGGGCATTTCCACCATAAGAATAAAATTGGGAACGTTCAATATTTGGGGTGTCCATATGAAATGACTTGGATAGATTATCAAGATGCGAAAGGATTCCATATATATGATACTGATAATCGTGAACTTGAATTTATTCGAAATCCATACTCAATTTTTCATAAAATATTTTATGATGACTCGAACAAGAAATTAAGTGATTTTGTTGATGATATTGATGTTAGCGTATATGCTAATACTTATGTGAAAGTTATAAAGATAAATTGCGATAATCCTTATTGGTTTGACTTATTTATGGATAAATTGTATAAATCGAATCCGCTACAGATTCAGGTAGTTGACGACAATTTAAATTTAAACTTAACAAGCGAAGAGGAAATAATAAATGAAGCTGAGGATACTGTATCTATTATGAGCAAATATGTAGAAACTTTAGATAAGGCTGCACCGAAGAAAAAACTTGACTTTTTGTTGAGATCGTTATATAATGAAGCAATATCATTAAATTTATGATAGTTACAGAATCTGCAAAGGCACAATTTAAAGAAATTGGTGGTATTATACGATATTCTTTAAATGGCGGAGGATGTTCTGGTCTTATTGGAAAATGGGAAACTGTTGATAAGATCGACAATAAAATTGATGTTATAATATGGCGAGCATGCAAACCAGGAACAATGGGCGGTGAAGTTGCTGAACAAGAAGATTGCCGCACTATATTTATTATGGATGAGTTTACTTTAAATTATATGAAAGATGCAACCGTTGACTATACCGGAGGTCCCTTTTCTCCCACATTTAAAATATCTTCCCCTTCGATGGGGTCTTGCGGTTGTGGCGAATCTTTTATGCTTACATAAATGGAGTGATTATGGAAGTTCACGATATATTCCCGACAAAAATATTGGTTAATGAAACCCCCAAATTGAATATAAATGTTCAAGAAATGATGGATGATATTGATAATATCATTACTGATGGTCGCCACTTGCGTGTTCCTGCATATCAATCACACCCAATATTATTTCAAAACTGGCAAGATCATTGGTCAGTTAATTGGGAAAATTTAGCCAATTCGTTTAGCGAACACGTAATGAACTATTTATCTCTAGCTAGGGAAATGTATGGACCTCCAGAAATGTATGAATTGACTTATACTACTGCTTGGTTGTATAGTAAGGATATGGAAAATAGCGTAGATACGCATTCACATAACCCTATACATAATCATTTTCCTGCTCAGGTTGTTGGTATATATTACCTAGACAATCCTGGATTTGATGGGACTACGGTATATAATCCAAATACGTCAATTCATCAATCTTCTATGACCAAATCTTATTCGGTCGGAACTGGGGGATGGGTAATTTTTCCTGGATGGCTGCAGCACAGCACAAGTTCTGGCGCAATTCGGTCATCTTTAAATAGAACTGTAATAGCATGTAATGCTTATCTGAAAGTGGCGGAATAATATAATGTTGTATTTTGAGAAGATTAGGTGGAAGAATTTCCTTTCTACAGGTAACGTGTTTACTGAAATTCAATTTGATAGATCCCCAAGCACGGTGGTTGTTGGCGAAAATGGTGCAGGAAAGTCTACTATGTTAGACGCATTAACGTTTGTTCTATTCAATAAGCCGTTTAGAAATATTAAAAAGGGTCAATTATCAAATAGCGTGAATAAGCGAGATTGCCTTGTTGAAATTGAATTTAAAGTTGGGACAAATTTATATAAAGTTCGTCGTGGGATATCGCCAGCAATTTTTGAAATAATAAAAAATGGAAAAATGGTAGATCAGCCAGGAGCGTCGAAAGATTATCAGGTTATTTTAGAAGATACTATATTAAAATTAAATTATAAGTCATTCACCCAAGTAGTTATATTGGGTTCAGCAACCTTTACGCCATTTATGCAGTTGAGTAATAATGACCGCAGGACTGTTATTGAAGACTTATTGGATATTCAAATATTTAGCGGCATGAACCAATTGCTCAAGGATAGAATTTCAAAAAATAAATCCGATAGATTATCTGCAGAGAATAAAATTGAATTGATACAGGATAAGATTGAAGTACAAGAAACTTATTTGAAGAAACTGCAAGAGCAAACGGATAAGCAAATAAAGGAACTTGAGGAAGAAATTTCTGATTGGGATAATGATGTTTCCAATTCAACTATTAGAGAACAAGAAATTGCTGACACTATTAGTAATTTGGTTGTGGCGATATCAAATTCAGATAAGATTTCAATAAAATCGGATAGAGTTTCTAGTTTACTAATGACACTTCAAGAAAAAGTTTCATCTGCCGAGAAAAGATTAAGGTTCTACCAATCGAATGATCATTGCCCCACATGCGAGCAAATTATTGAATGGGAAAATAAAACTGAGCATATAAAAAAGAATTCAAATATTGTTGATGAGACTGATGCTGCAGTTTCCCTATTAAAAATTGAACAAGAAAAATTAATATGCGCAATAGATAAAATTCACATTATTCAAACCAAAATAGCAGAACACCAAAGTGATCTAATTAATATCAAATTTGAGAAAAAATTATGTGGAGATAATATAAATCGTGCTAATCAAAAAATCGCCCACCTTCTCACAGAAAGTAAGAATACTAATGGTGAAGAAAATCCTCATGATAAGATAGAAAAATTTAAGAAACAAACTGAAACGTATAAAGAAGAATCTAAACAATTGAGTGATGAAGCTGAAGTGTTTAAGTATGCGAATCAAATATTGAAAGATGGTGGAATAAAAGCTATAATTATTCGGCAGTATATACCAATTATCAATAAACTTGTGAATAAGTATCTTTCAACATTGGATTTTTTTGTTAATTTTGAACTGGATGAGGGGTTCAACGAAGTCATCAAGTCTAGGCATCGCGATGCATTTTCGTATGCATCATTTAGTGAAGGAGAAAAGGCGAGGATTGATATTAGTCTTATGTTGACTTGGAGATCAGTGGCTAAGTTGAAGAATAGCGTTAATACAAATCTACTTATACTTGATGAAGTATTTGATGGCTCAGTTGACGCTAATGGAAGTGATATCCTTATGGGGTTGTTTAATGAACTACATAATACTAATATATTTGTAATTAGTCATAAAGGTGATCAATTGATAGACAGATTCAGGAGTACGATTAAATTTGAAAAGATCAAAAGTTTTTCGAGAATAGCTGCGTGAGGTATTAAATGAGGATTGCTAGAATATGTAATGAGTGGGATTTGAATTTTAATATCAAATTAAAAGATGAAGAAGATAAAAATTTATACAATCGGTCATATATTCATTACGCCACATCTCGCCCAGATTTAGTTGCATGTAAAGCATATGCAACTAAATGGCTGTTAAAGGATATTATTGATGAAGATAGAGAATATTCTGTATTAGAGTTTATGTCTGGTATTGGTATACAAACTCTAATAATTCAAAAAATCTTTAAAGTGAAGACCCATATAGTTAATGAGCTTGATCGCAGCTGTGTAGACCATTTATCTACTAGCAATTTCCCATCGAATGTAACGGTAATTTGTTCTAATGCCAACGATTTATATAATACCCATTCAGATTTAAAATTTATGGATTTCCCCAATTCAAGTATAATACGGACTACACGTGAATGGAAAACTATATTTGATGGAGCGTTTTCAACTAAACCTAAATTGGTGGTGTGGACTGATACTTCTATTTCGTACTCTATGAAGATTCACGGTAAGAAATATGGTAAAATTTTTGATTGTGAAGTAAATAATACTGATGATTATATTAAAGGTTACTCCGACTGGCTGTATATGAACTTCGGGTATTCAATCATAAAAGCTGCCTTTAGGCACAGAAACGCAGTATATTTTGCTGCCATTGTGGGAAAACATGAAACTGAAACGGAATATTTTAAGTTGGGTAGTTCGTATGATGGATTTTATTTTTTAGATGATAAGAGGGCAACGCTTGAAAAATTTATGTAGAGGGTCTGAATTAAAAGGCGTTTCCGAAGTTCAAGATTTACAACGTGGCTTTGATTTTAGATTGCCGCAATATCGAAGAGAAGTATTTCTAAGGTTCTATGAGTTTCATTTAAAATATGCATCTCATCCTGGTGGCGTGTATTTTGCTATGCCTTGGTTAACTCGGAAATTTAATCTTGACCAAGAGCAGCGTTTATGGATTGCATTTATTAATGGGTGTTCCCAAAATATTGTGACCACTTGGCAAATATTTGAAAGGTATCCTTCGCTTGAAGAATGTGAAATTGAAGACCTTAACGAGTGGTGGAACGGAGTTCAACATAAGTATAAAGTGGGGAGTGGTTGGGACCTAGATCGCAAATATTTTAAAGTAGGAAAAACAGGGTTTCCTCAGTGCGTACAATCATATAAAGAGAATGTAGCTAAATTTGGAAGTCAAACAGCTATGTTTAATTCTGTATGTAATACGGATGATGTAGGAAAAAATTTCGAGATGACTTGGGACTTAGTTCGCAATAATTTTATGTCGTTCGGTAGATTATCAACCTTTTCTTATCTTGAATATCTGAGAATACAAGGTTTAAATTTAGATTGCAATAATCTTTTTCTAGAAGATATGAGCGGTTCAAAGTCCCATCGAAACGGTATATGTAAAGTATTGGGTCGCGACGATTTGGATTGGTGGAAAGAAAAGGTGACATACGATACAGATATGGTTGAATGGTTGACTATGGAAGGACAGAAGTTACTTGAAGACGCACGTGAACGTATAGATCATCCGGATGTTTCATATTTCACTCTAGAATCAACTCTATGTTGTTATAAGTCGTGGTATAGACCAAAAAGACGTTATCCTAATGTTTATATGGATATGATGTATAATCGTATAAAATATGCCGAATTAGAATGGGGCAAAAAATTCGATATATTCTGGGAAATGCGTAAAGATTGTTTACCTAAGTATTTGAGATTAGAAGACAACCCATGGGATGTGGGCATTCAACCCATTAAACAGAATCATTATCGTGAAACCGGAGAGGTTATTTTGATGGATAATGAATGGGATTGTTTCAGTAATAATTATGGAATTAATTCGATTGATAAGTTTTTTACTTGACTTTCGGGATAATGTACGTTATACTAACATATTAAATATATTTCTTTGAGGCAAATTATGGAAGAAGTTAAAATTGGAAATCACGTTTGGCAAAAATATAAGGGCGATGAGGGGCAAGATGTTTATGTCTCGAAGTTCATTTCAAATGGAAACGATCTTCTTGGGAAATATGTAGATTCTGATTTTTATGATATAGTTGTTGATAGTGATGCTGATTTTTATTTACCAAAAAAAGCTATCACAGGTTCTGATGATCTTACTGAGGATGATGTAGCATTCAAATTTCGTAAGAACGTGTTTACCCATGATGAGCAAGTTGGGGCATTTGAAGGATTATTTGATGCTGCAGTTGAGTCGAATAATAGAGGTATGGCTGCGGGTCCAAGATCAGAAAAGTCTGGAAATAGAGATTGGGTTACGGCATATCAGATAGAAATATTAGATTATTTTATTTCAGGTCAACCAAAACCAATTGATGGTTCTGATAGATTTGAAGACATTAAGAAAAAACATGAGTGTTCAACGCACGTTAATCGTGGGGGTGTTTGGTTAAGAACTAAAGTAGAAGAAACCTATGGAAATTATTCTTCATTTTTTTCAACTCTCATTGAAGAATTGAAGATCATGGATATCGATAAAGCGAGTAAATGTGCTAAACGTATTTCGGAAAATTATATTTCCGATACATCATATGCTGCCCCAATATGGTCAGGTATTGCTGGATTTTATGGAAGATATCCTAGAATACCGTATGGCAGAGCCACTGCTTATGTTGATCATAATAGGGAAGCATTTAAAAAATGCTACCCATTTGCAAGGAAACTTGAGTCAGAATTTAAAAAATTAATGCCGATTCGTTGGGATAGGCAATATGAATATGCTAAAAGGTTGGATAATAAATTTTTAATTGGAGAGGATACAACTTTTACAACTATAACTGTGAACACGACGACTGCAGATAGAAATGCTCGTATGGCATGCCATAGAGATGCGGGTTCATTGAATGAAGGATTCTCAAATCTTACTGTAATAACTAAAGATGGAAAGAATTGGAAAGGAGGTTATCTAGTTTGCCCTGAAGTTCGTGCGGCAATTAACTGCCGTCCTGGAGATCTTTTATTAATTGATAATATGCGTATAATTCATGCTAATACGCCTATAGATGCACCAGATTCTGGAGACGATGATTTTTTGAGAATGTCATTAGTATTCTATTTTCGCGAAGATATGGATAAATTGGGTTCATGGGAATATGAAAATACTAGAAAGAACTACGTTGATTCTAGAAGAACAAATAAAACCCACCCATTATGGAAACCTTTTTGGAATGGAGTTTCCCCTAAAATGTGGGGCGATAATGAATGGTATGATTATTTAGAATCAAAAATGGGTAAGAATGTTGTTGAAAAATATCACCCTGAGGCATATGAGGTGAAATCTAGTCTAGAGGGGTTTTTTACATGAAGATATATTATATGATCGGGATGCCTGGAACTGGCAAGACTACTCTTATGAATGCTATAAGAACCAATATTAGTAACTCTTGGGAAAAGGAAAGGGTTGCCGATTTACTAGATACAGAAAGGTCAGGTAATATTCGAATTTTGGGTAAGTATGATGGAGAAGGAGTATATGCAGGAACTGATCGTTTGAGTATGGCTGTTGCACCTAAAGCAATAGAATGGATCAAAACTAAACCTGATGAGATAATTATAGGCGAAGGAGACCGTCTTAATAGTAGGGAATTTTTTAGAACATGTGGCGATGATTTGACGATAATACATTTAACTGTTTCTGATAAAACTCGGGAGAAACGATATAAAGAACGTGGGTCCAATCAAAGCGATAAATTTATACAGACGACTAAAACTAAATGTAAAAATGTAGTTGATGAATTTGGACCTAAAATGACGCTCTTCGGGGAGGAGTTAGGCATCATTAAAACGTTTAACCACGAAACGGAAGAGGATACTAATACTGTTTTGGAATGGATTACCAACGATTTTTTGAAAAAAAGTTAAAAAAATCCTTTACTTTTTAAAACAATAAGAGTATAATATAACTTGAAGTTGGTAATTTGAGAGGTAATTATATGATAAGTTCTAAAGATATTCTAGCTAAACTCTTAGCTACAGAGAATTTAACTGTAACCCATGATAAGGTTAAAACTGCATCGTTCGACGTTAAAAAGCGTGTTCTGACTCTTCCTATTTGGGATGATATGGAGGGATTTACATATGATCACCTTGTCGGGCATGAAGTTGGGCACGCATTATACACTCCTGAAGAAGGATGGCGTGATGCTGTTTCTGATAATTCTCCTGCATACAAATCATATTTAAATGTTATTGAAGATGCTCGCATTGAAAAACTTATTCAACGCAAGTATCCTGGATTGCGTCGCGAATTTGTAAAATCCTATAATAAAATGCTTAAAGATGGATTCTTTGGCGATGATGTCGAAGGAATCAATCAATATAATTTGATTGATAGAATCAATACTTATTTTAAACTCGGGCGTTCGTCTGGTGTCCGTATTGAACCTGAAGAAATGGTTTGGGTTGAAGAAATCGAAGCCGCAACTACTTGGGACCAAGTGGTCGATATCGCTGACCGAATGTATACAAAAGCTACTGAAGATGCTACCAACAAAGAAGACGAAGTTCAAGAATTGATGTCAATGGAATTTGATGATGACACCAAGCCTGAGCCTGAAAAATTCGAATTTGATGAAATGAGCGAATTTGATGATAGCGGTATGTTTGAGGATGAAACTGAAGAAGTTGAAGTTGAAGGATATGGTGATTCGGTGACTGATGAGTTTAATGACGAATCTGTTGAAGATACTATTGGATCAAAAACCGATGAAGCACTTCGCAATCGGATTGAGTCTGAATTGGGCGATACTCATCAAGGTGATGTTTATAATCTGACTAACAAATACTACAATCGAACTACGGTTAAGGGTCTCACAATAGGATATAAAGAGATTCTTGAAGATTTTTCTAATATGAACGAAACATATCGCAACCACGATCGTCCCGTTTTTGGAATGTTATCTCGAGCAGAAGAGCATGGAGATGATCTTCTTAATTCGTTCATGAAGAATAATAAAAAGACCATCAAATATTTAGTTAAAGAATTTGAAATGAAAAAGTCTGCCTCTGCTTACTCTCGGGCAACTACTTCTAAGACTGGAGTTATTGACCCAGTGCTGCTAAATTCATATAGATATAGTGATGATATTTTTAAGAAAGTTACTAATATTCCGGAAGGAAAAAATCACGGAATGATTATGTATCTTGACTGGTCGGGTTCGATGGCTCACGACTTATTTAATACTGTTGAACAAACTTTAAATTTAGTTCACTTCTGCCGCCAAGTACAAATTCCGTTCCGCGTATATGCTTTTACTAATCGATATCATAAAACTGAAAATTATGACGAGATTTTAAGTTCTACTGAGCAACTTAACTTGGTTCCGGAGTCATCGTTTCAGCTACTTGAGTTTTTCAATAATAAAATGAATGGTCGACAAATTACTAGAATGTCTAAAATTTTGTTGACTTTAGCTAATCATATCGGTCAAGTTCGAAGCGAATATGCGTTAGGCGGAACCCCACTTGATACCACCTTAACAATGGCTCCAGTAATATATGATATGTTCCAAGAAGAAAACCGTGTTGACATAGTTAATACGATTTTCTTGACTGATGGCGATTCGCACATGTC